ATGACAAACCTTTACCAGCAGCTCCAAACACCGGCACCGCCAGACCTGCCCTCACCTGGCGCGGTCTATGACGAGAGACTGACTGCGCAATCCCATCGCGGCCTGCTGACCTACTTTCGCAAGCTCACCAATATCCTGTCAACGGTCCTTGGGCCGCGAGGTGGCAAGTACTTGAACCTGCCATATGGTGCGTTTCAAGATGGGACCGACCAGACGGCGGCCAACACAACAACTGCTTACGCCATCACATTTGACACAACTGACTATTCAAATGGGATCACTCTGTCAAATACTTCACGTCTGAACGTGTCGCAGGGCGGTTTGTACAACGTGCAATTCAGCGTGCAATTCAAAAACACAACAAATGACACGCAAGACGTTGAGGTCTGGTTTCGCAAGAATGGCACTGACATTGCCAATTCAGGGTCGCGGTTTGGGTTGGCGCCCAGGAAAAGCTCAGGAGACCCATCCCACATGATCGGGGCTTTGAACTACTTTGTGGATCTGGCCGAGAGCGATTACCTGCAACTCATGTGGCGCCCATCAGACGTTGGCGTCTCCATCGAGCACTTTGCTGCCGGGACCAGTCCAACCAGGCCAGCTATCCCATCAGTCATTGCCACAGTGAGTTTTGTGTCCAATCTTTCCGCATAATCCCATCATGGCACTTGTACCCCTCAGAATCCCCCCAGGCGTTTACCGTAACGGCACAGAGTATCAAACCTCTGGCCGTTGGTTTGACGCCAACCTGGTTCGATGGTTTGAGGGTACTTTGCGTCCCATTGGTGGATGGCGCAAGAGATCGGCATCCCAGCTCACCGGGTCATGCCGGGGCTTGATCACCTGGCGCGACAACTCAGGGGATCGCTGGATTGCTGCCGGTACGAATTCCAAGCTCTACGCCATGAATGAGGCAGGGACGCTCAAAGACATTACGCCTTCAGGTTTGACTGTTGGCATTGCCGATGCAGCCACAAAGACCGGGTACGGGTACTCCACTTATGGCAACTTTGCCTATGGCGTGCAGCGCCCAGATACCGGCACAGTGACGCCAGCAACGACCTGGAGTCTGGATACCTGGGGCGAGTACCTGGTCGCCTGCTCAGATGCTGATGGCAAGCTCTATGAGTGGCAGCTGGGCTTTTCAACGCCGACCCTGGCCGCTGCCATCACCAACGCGCCAACGAGCTGCAACGCCGTTATGACAACGGCAGAGCGCTTTGTCTTTGCGTTGGGTGCTGGTGGAGATCCCCGCAAGGTCCAATGGTGTGACCAGGAAAACAACACCGTCTGGACCCCGGCAGCCACCAACCAAGCAGGTTCATTTGAGCTGCAAACTGTTGGGTCTCTGAAGGCAGGCAAGCGCGTGCGCGGTGTCAACTTGCTGTTTACAGATGTTGATGTCCACGTCAGCACCTACATTGGTTTGCCCTATGTGTACAGTTTTGAGAAGGCCGGGTCTGGTTGTGGCTTGATCTCAACCCAGGCCGTTGCGGCCATTGACACTGCCGCGATCTGGATGAGCAATTCTGGCTTTTGGGTTTATGACGGGTACGTCAAGCCATTGGCTTGTGACGTTGGCGATTACATCTTCCAAAACATCAACGCCAACCAGGTCAGCAAGGTTTATGCTGTTCACAACTCCAAGTATGGCGAGATCATTTGGTTCTACCCATCAAATGCCAGCAACGAGAATGATTCTTATGTGACGTACAACTACAGGGAAAACCACTGGGCGATTGGCTCCCTGTCTCGCACGGCTGGCACTGACCGTGGGGTCTACCTGAATCCCTTGATGGTTTCTGCTGACAGTTACATCTACGAACACGAAGTCGGGTTTGCGTATGACTCTGTTGCGCCTTTCGTTGAGTCTGGCCCTGTTGAGATCCAACCAGGTGAAAACATAATGAATGTGCGTCAGTTGATCCCTGACGAGCAGACATTGGGTGAGGTTGTTGTGTCTTTCAAGACTCGCATGTACCCCACGGCCACAGAGACAACTTATGGCCCCTACTCTGCCAGCGAACCCACAAGCGTGCGGTTTTCAGCGCGTCAGGTCAAGGTCAGGTACACCGGGGCGGTGCTTGCTGACTGGCGAGTTGGTCTGAATCGTTTAGACGTGTTACCCGCTGGCAAGCGTTGAGACTTAAAATTCAGCCATGAAAGACATCAGACAAATCCTCACCGAAGACCTGGCGAAGAACTATGGTGGCTTTGCCATGACAGTTGATGCCTACTTTGACGGGCTGATGAATGCACCCAAGACAGGCAACTTTGTTGTGCGTCAGGGTGATACTCTGATACTCACAAAGAAGATCGAGAAGAACGGCATCGAATTTCATTGCATTAACGGTGAACGCGCTAAAGACCTTGTGTCCAACGTGCAAAAGTACCTCGATGACTTGAATGATTTTGGGCATGACTATGCAGTCACGTTCTACGACAACCCCAGGATCAATGACTTGATTGCACAACTCACCTACCCGTCAGAAATCAAAAAGATTGATGATGGTTTATTCAGAATGTATGAAGCAACTTTGAGGTTCAAATGGGCGCATTAAATCAACTAGGCAGTGCCGCAAGCAGTTTTGTTTCTAACCCTGTGGGCAGCGTCAGCAATGCGCTGGCACAGGCAGATAAAGACTTGAGCTTGTCTCAGAATGCAGTCCCCATTGCTGCTTTGGCTGCTTTGGCCGCCAGTGGTGGCTTGGCTGGCGTTGGCATCCCAGGCTTGGGTGCTGCCGGTGCAGGAGCTGCCGGGACTGCTGCCGCTGCTGATCTGGCTGCTGCTTATGGCGCGACTGGTGCTGGAGTTGGCATTGGTACTCTTGGCGGCATTGGCGCTGCTGGAGCTGCTGGTGGCGCCAGTTTACTCAGTGGTGCATTAGATTTTGCAAAAACAAATCCAGGACTTGCGTTGGCTGGCGCAGGCTTGGCCGCAAAGGCATTGGGTGGAAGCAGCACACCATCATCTTCAACAAGCTCAACGTCCATTGATCCTGACATCAAGGCCGCATATCTCCAGCAGTTGGCTGATGCCAGAACCGCAGCGGCAGGTCTGAACACCCGGCAGTTTGAGGGGTTCACCCCAGGCTATGCAACAGCAGAGCAGCAGCTCACGGCCACCGGCATTGGCGGTACAGGTCAGCAGACAACCAACCGGGCTGCTGAATTGGCACTCGCAGAGGCTGGCTACACACCCCAGCAGATCCAGGCCATGACGGGTGCTCAGTACATGAGTGCCTATCAGAACCCTTACGAGAGTCAAGTGGTGCAGGGTACGTTGGCAGACATTGAACGTCAGCGCCGGATCTCTCAACAGGCCGAGCAGGTACGGGCAGTTGGCGCCAAGGCATTTGGTGGCTCGCGCCAGGCAATTGCTGAGTCACTCGCAAATGAAGACTACACGCGCCGATCAGCCGACATTGCGGCCCAGTTGCGCTCTGCTGGGTTTACAACTGCTGCTGGCCTAGGCCAGACTGATGCTGCCAGGGCCATGGAAGCGGCCAGGGCAAACGCTGCCAACCAGATCGCTGGTGCTGGCATTCGCCAGACTGCTGTCGGCCAGTTGGGTGCTTTGGGTGCCCAGCAGCAAAACCTGGGTATGACGGGTGCGCAGGCCGTGATGACTGCCGAGCAGCAGCGCCAGCAGTTGGCCCAGGCGCGGCTTGACGCTGCACGCAACCTGGCCTCTGAGCGCCTTGGCCTGACTGGCAGTGCCCTGGGACAGAACGTGCCAAACCTTGGCGGCACGACAACCACACCGATCTACCGTAATCAGACCGCAAGTGCTTTTGGCGGTGCTCTGGGCGGTGCTCAGTTGGGCAGCATCTTGGGTGGCGCTGGCAACCCTCAGTATGCAGGTTATGGCGCAATCCTTGGTGGTTTGCTGGGCTTAGGTTAAGGAACAAACATCATGGCAACAATGAACATGGGCTTGCTGGGTGACTTGTTTGGTGGCGGCACGTCTGCCCTGAGCGAGTACCTGACCCCTCAACAGCAAGAGTCGATGCAGCGCCAAGCGCTGCTGTCCACTGCTGCGGCCCTGCTCCAAGCAGGTGGCCCATCTACCACTCCCATCTCACTGGGCCAAGCGCTTGGTGCAGGCTTGCAGGCTGGCACGTCCAGCTATGGCAAGGCCCAAGAGGGTGCGATTCAGCAGTTGCTGACCCGTCAGAAGTTGGATGAGTACAAGCGCCAGCAAGATATTAGAAAACGACTGGAAACAATTGGTATGCCTGGGCAACCAACAACCATTACGCCAGACCAGGCACTGGCTGCTCCAGTAACTCAGGAACTGCCTGTCGGTCCAACAGTACAGCGTGCCGGGATGATCGGTCAGGTTATGCCTGCTGCTGCACAAGATCAGTCTGATGCCTTGTACAACACGTATATGAAGTATGCCCAGGTGTTTTCTACTGAAGATCCCGCAAAAGCAAAAGCGTATATGGATCTTGCAAAAACAATAAGACCTACTCCAGAGGTGATCGGCGAACCGTATCGAACCGCTGACGGCAAAACATTCCAGCGACTGAAGACGGGTGGAAGGATTGAAATTCCAACTGGTGAAGCTCCAGCACTTGAGGCATTGGGTGAACCCAAAGAGGTTACTGATGCCAACGGTAATCCTGTGCTGATCCAGAGATACAAAGACGGCAGTGTCAAGACCATTGAAGGTTTTGGCGTGCCACGCGAGATGGTCCAAATGAACTTGAACAACAAGATCATTTGGGTTGACAAAAATAGAATCCCAGCGAATGCTGAATACTTGACTGGATTAAGCCCGGCAGAGGCTGAAAGATTGCGGCTTGAGCGTGCGCAATTAGGTATTGCTTTGGATCGTTTGCAACTCAGCAAAGCTGAATTTGATCGCGGCCAGTATGACCGTGTCGAAACAGCGGATGGGTTTGCTTATGTGCCTAAAGTGCCGGGTTTACCAATCATTCCAATTGCAGGTGCTGGCGGTGAGCAGTTGACTGGCAAGGGTGCCTCAACTGAAGACCAAGCAAAGTCTGCTGGATTCTCTTTGCGGATGAACCAGGCAAAGCAAATTTTCAATCAGCCATTGATTGATCCTTTGACTCAGCAGCCAATTGTGGACATGAATGGAAAGCAGTTGACTCTTGAGGATGTGTTTGGAACTCCAAGCAGAACGCAGGCAATTTTGCGCGGCATACCGTCTGCCGGTCTTACCACTGGGTTTGCAAACTATATTGAAAGTGGTGGCCGTCAGCAATACCGCCAAGCTCAAGAAAACTGGGTGACTGCAAATTTACGTTCAGAGTCTGGTGCTGTTATCGGTACTGATGAGATGGAAAAGGAAATTAAAAAATACTTTCCACAAACAGATGACAAGCCACAAACCATTAAGCAAAAAGCTGATGCACGAAGATCATCAGAAATTGCAATGCAAGTGCGTGGCGGCCCTGCACTCAAGGCAATTCAAAAAGCCCAACAAGCAACGCAACCAAGTGCTGGACTCTCATGGGATCCAGCCACACAATCATTCAAGTGAGGTAATCAATGGCACAAACTGTTAACGTAATTGGGTATGGCCCGATTACTTTCCCAGATGGAATGTCGCGGGAGCAGATGGCCGAGGCATTGAAGAAGCTGCCGCCATTGCCTGGGACTGCTGCTCCAGCGGTTCCAGCAGCACCACAGACCGTTATGGAGAAGCTCGCGGCATCTCCAGTTGGTGGCGTTGTGCGTGGCCTGCGTGATGTTGCTGAAGGCACTGCGCAGTTTGCCGCAAGGGGCGCTGAACAGTTGCCAGTCATTGGTCAATTCATGCGTCCAGCACGGCAATCATTTGAGCAAGCCATGACTGCTGGTGAAAAACAATACCGCCAAGATCGAACCGGCCAGTTACGTCCAGATGAGCTTGATGTTGGCCGTATGGTTGGCAATGTGGGTGGGACACTGTTGCCAAGCACTGCTGCCGTTAAGGCATTGAACCTGGCCGCCAAGCCCGTCAAGGCTGGCGCTGTTTCTGGTGCCGTCAGCGGTGCAATGCAGCCGGTCCAGACTGGTGCAACAGCGCCGACATTGTCCGACCTGGTGACAGAAACAAGGCCGCGAGACATGTCCGCTGGTGAATACTTTTCGCAAAAAGGTCAACAGATTGGACTTAGCACCATATTGGGTGGTGGCGGTGGATACCTGACCGACAAGATGATGAAGATTTTGTTTGGCTCAAGAACGCCTGGCGCAGCAGCTCCAGCACCTGGACCAGCACCAGGTCCAGCAACTGCACAAGCTCAAAGCAGTGCAACGGCAACCGCGACTCCAACTGCCACAGTGACTGGCGGCCAGGTTACGCCTGGCGTTGTTGGCGCTGATGCGTCAGCGGCATTGACTGAAGCTCAAAGGGCAATCCTTGATCGCGGCAAGGCAATGGGGTTTCGCACAACTCCAGGCCAAGAAACTGGCAGCAGATCTTTGCAGCAGATGGAAGCTCGAATGGAGTCCAGTCCATTCACGTCTGGCCCATTCAATGAAATCAAGGCGGCCAATCAAAAGATTTTGAACCAATCGACAGCTCAGGCCATTGGGGTCAACGCCAGTGAACTGAGCAACCCTGTACTGGCTCAAGCACAAAGACAAATCAGTGCGGTCTACAACAAGGTGGCAAGTCCAACAGTCCAAAAAATCGATCAGCCTTATGTGCTCAACGGTATTGATTTGCTTGACAACGCATTTGAGGGTTTGACCACGCAGCCATTCAAATCCAATATCTTTGTAAAACAGTTGCAAGATTTGGCTATGAAGGGCGAGGCTACTGGACAACAGTTGGCCGCTTTGTCATCGAAAATAGGCAAGAAAGCGAAAAATGAGATGACAACAATGACTGGTGACCGTGAGCTGGGCCAGGCGTTGTTTCAAATGAAAGAAATTGTGGATGATGCTTTGTCCTCTGGATTGACGGCAGCGGATCAGGCAGCATTTCAAGCGGCCAGAACCAACTATCGCAACCTGATGACATTGAGATCAAGTCCTGGCGTTGTAAACCCATCGAGTGGCAATGTCTCTGCACCTAATTTGGCGTCAGCCTTGACTCGCAAAGATCCCAAAGGGTTTGTGTTTGGCGAGAATCAAACACCGATGTATGAGGCTGCACGATTTGGTCAGGCATTCAAACCTATCGTGGGAGACTCTGGGACGGCCACCAGGACCATGGAATACACGCCTTTGAACGTGATGCTATCCATGCCAACAAACCTGGCTGCACGGGCTTATACGTCAGCCCCATCGACTGCAATTGCAAGCCGACTGCAAACTGGGTTGATGCCTAGTGGCGCGGTTGATCCAGCAATGGAAGAACTGATGCGCCGAGCATTACCAGTCACGGCTGGCGCCGGGTTGGTTGGCGGTTTACTTGGTCAATGATCTTTAAGGTGAAATGATGGCAACTGGTGCATACACAGGCAACCCAAACATTGCAAGGCAGGGCGCCAGAGCGCGTCAGATCGCCCAGGCACGCAATGTTTCAGACGTTGCTGACCCTCGCACCTACGGGTTCATGCAGGGCCTTCTAGGCTCTGCCCCTGATCAATTGGGTTACAGCGTATTCGATGACCCTGAGACAAGACGAGCTGCCCAGCAAGCTGCTGAGGTTGGGTTGGTTGGCGGTGGGTTGTTGCAGGGTTTGCCTGTGATTGGTCCTGCCGTTAAGGGTTATGGGCGATTGCTTGGATCAGAGATCAACCGGGCCATGTTGGGTGAAGGTGGTTTGCTGGGTCCGATCACTCCGCAGCCAATGTTTATCCACCTACCCAATACACCTAAAAGTCCAAACCCATTGGTTGGCACTCGGTATCAGACAGAGAAAGTCCCCGGCATTGTGCCGAGACGGCCAGTTGACTATGAACAGATGCGTGGCGGCAGCATCTTCACTTACCCAACTGATCAACTAAGTCGCAATGTCAAAGTCACCAATGTCAGCGACATACCACTTGGGAATAACTCATTCGTCACCCCAGGCGGGTTGATGTACATGATGGATGAGAACAACATAGCCAGGCAGATTGGATATGCCTCAAATGAGGCGGCGGCCAGATCGCAAAACAATCGAGCTTTGCAGGCCATAGAAGAAAACCTAAAGATGGGCGGCACTGGGCGCGTGTTCATGGCACCACACACAATGCCTAGAGGTGGCGAGAACTTTTCAACTGGTCCAACGCTTGGCCTTTTGTCATTGATTGATGCGACAAACCCAAGTCCTAAATTGCTGGATCAAATATCGGATCAGATGAGAGCAATGACCGTAAAGGGTACGCCTGGAAAATACAAAGACTTTGTCGGCTTGAATGACCCGATGGCGCGTTTGCAATTACTGACCGGGGAAGGGTTGGCTGTTGGCAGTCCAGGGGACTTACGTAAAGTATTTGTGGACAAGATGAGCAACGTGGCAGCAGAGAAGGGTCTGGGATTTAACTATGCCGATCTGCAAAACGCAATGCTGGACCCCAATGTGATGAACAAGCAGCCATTTTTGATGGGCGACTCAATTTTTGAGGCATTGCCAAAACTGGGTATTTCACCAGGCACTCATGGTGCATATGGGTATGACATTCCCGGCCTGTTCTTAGGCAACACCAGGGGCGCACCGATCAGTGAATTTATGCAGCCCGTGTACAACCAGATTTTGCCAACGCAAATGAATAAGCCAGGTCCGAGTTATGGCAAGGCATCTCTTGAAGATCTGTTCACTCAGATCCAACTGCCAGGCGATATCCCAGTTG